TTGCTTCTATGCCTTTGTTGACTACAACAAGATTTATTGCAGTTACTAGATATTTGACAACCCTTTTTTGGTTAAATGTGAGACAAGATGAGAATGTTGCTGTTTTTTTTCTCTGACAATGGAGCATCACCGGAGGAGTTTTTGTTGAAGTTTCAACCTTATGTGCAAAGAAGTTTTGAAAGCAATATGAAAGTACATTTGTTGGATGCAATTAAAATGGATAAAGGTCAAGAAGAATTTGATGCAAGATTGGTTTTTGAAATATTACATTTATTTACTCAATGCCCTTGGGACATTTTGAATTTATTATTTCACAGTTTTTATGAACTTAAAGCAACAATTAATGGTAAGGTGTTTTTCCGTTATAGATTTCAGAATCCTTCGGGGTGTCTGTTTACAAAGTTGATAAACGAGTTTCTTATGTTGGCATACTCGTTCTGGGTAATAACTGGAAAGGGACCTTTGGTTGTACCTGTGAAAGGTGATGATTTGGCACGCTATCAAACAATCACTACATTTGATCATGGTGCATGGGTGCAATTAAGACAATATACTAATTTGGATATAGTTATGATAGAGCAAGAAGTTCCAGAATTTTGTGGGTTTATTTTATATGAAGGGAATTTCTTCTTGAATCTTTATAGATTGTTCATTCGTTTAACATGGAAAAATCTTAGGACCTATGAGAAATTTCAAGAATATCAACAATCCTTATTAGATACAATGAAATTTGTGCGACTTATAGAAGTAAAGAAAACTCTTGAGGCGAACACAGCCTTTTTAAAGATAACCAACCATTATTATACTGAAGCGATTTATAATTTTATATGGTTTTGGGCAAATGCGAATAGTGGAGATTATGCTAGACACTATGTTGATCTTGAATATCCTAGAAAGTTTTTAACAGTGGATGGTATGAAGGTTATTTTGTAACACGAGACAAAACTCGTCCAAATTTAGTTTGGTTTAAATGAATAATTGTCCGTATAAGACGTAAAACTAAA